TCAAAGATTAGTAGAATAACACTTCTTGCATATTGGACCGGTGTTAAGATTACCTTCTCCAAACTCCATTGTAATTTGAGCATAAACCTGTTCGTGATCTCCACAGTTGATACAACGGTCGATAACTGGCGTTTGGTCATGCCGGTTCGTTAAATGATTTTCTCTGTTATTCCAAGCCATAATTTTTTCTATAATATTTTTAAGTAATATTTTTTTGAAAATTATTTTTTTTCAATTAGTTTTCAACAGCTTTAACTGTCTAGAACTAACTCTAAAGGTAAAACTATTACCTCCCCTAAACTAAAACTGCCTATACACCCTTTTTAAAACGCCATAGAACGAGTTTGCTTGGGGCCCACTATTGATTGGCCCCCTTTTGCCGAGGTCAACAGCCGGAGCAATAAGAACAAAAGACGAAGATAACGATATTTATCCACAACCTTAAAAGTGAGGAAACAGAGTCTTTTTAGAGTCCAAACTAGAGCCGAAGAATTATAAAAATTGTTAATGAAATAGATATTAATTGGTGCTAAACTAGATCATAGACTAGATCATTTAGAGATAAATCATAGTTTAGAGTAGTATGAATGATGATAATCGGCGTAAACTCTGGAAAATGATACAGGAAGCTGGTGATTATTTACTTGGTCAATTACCAAGTCATCCAAATCACCCAAAAGGAAGGAACCCCTACGCCCACGTTGCTATCTGTGTCAAAGAGAAGTTTGGCAACTCATATAAAGATATTCCTGATGAAAAGTTTCAAGAAGTTGTTGATTACATTAACTTTTTGAAAGAGAACCCAAGTTAAGCAAGAGAACATTTTGTTCTCACTCGGAAATGTTGGTGGTTTGTTGGTGGTTTTTGTGAATTAAGCTTTCTTAATATTAACTTTTACACTGTTTCATTGTTACATGTAGTGTAGCCAAACAGGGCATTTAACACCAATTACACTTTAGAGGATATGACTTGTTTTGTTCTTAATCCGAGGGGTCCCAAACAATCCTAGAATAAGAAAAGTCTTTAAAAGGTCAATCACCTTCTGTGTAGAATGGATGTTAATAGTTAGACTATTAGATTACAGTTAGACAGAGCTTTAGAGGTAAAATTTCATTTTAGAAAAAATGTGAAAAAAAAATATCACTGAAAAAATTCCAGCAAAAAAATCCCAAAAAAAATATTTGAAAAGCAACTTGTGGAAACAAAATTAAATTGTCTGGAAACGAATTAGGTTGTTGCTCCCACAAGAAGTATTACTAATGATGTTAATATAGTGAGATTAATAATTAATACAAATAATTATAGTCCTTGAACTAATACGAGCCCCTGGTCTTCAGTAGATGTTTTTTGGTCCTGTAAATACTTTCTTCAACCTTACTTTTAAATTCAGTTCTTTCTTCTGGCTTGCCATATCTATCCAAATCATATTGTGAGAATGAGACTGCTACATCTTCTTTATCAACATGATAGTCCTGGCTAAAATCATCATATACAGCACGACCAACAAAGAAGGAACTGTTGGAGCTTCTATCTGAAAAGTCTGGAACATTTATTCTAGTAAGCTCTCTCTTATATGAGCCATCCATTTGAGGTTTCTCAATGTACTTTTCTTGCATTTTAATACCATTTGCTTCTTCTTCTCGTCTGGCCAATCTTTGGTGTTCCTTATTATCTATATTCTGTAACCCTTTTCCATTTAACATGCCCCCATATACTCCATGAGTTCTAGGGCTTCCCATGACTGTACCTCTAGGGTTAATCCTAGGATTTTCTTTCTGAAACTCTGCTTCTTTCTCTTTCAAGCTTTGTTCATAGGCCTTATCCCAGTTGGCCTGGGTCATGTCGTTAAATATTCTTTTATGCTCTGGGCTTTTAAATTTGTCTTCAATATTCTTTAATATCTTACCCTCATTATATAATTTAGTAGCCTGGTTCTTATAGTTTGCTTCCCCTCTATGAGTAGCTCCTCTGTTAACTTTAGATTTCACAGGAGTAATCCCAGGAGTACTTGTTTTATTTGATCTTGGCTCTGGACCAGGGGTGGTGTGGTCTGCTATGTAAACACGAGGTCTCGTTGGAACTTTAAAAAGATATTGGTAGCCATCAAAACGATAATCCAAATTGTGATAATTGTTTCCCTTCATAGACATTCGGACTGCATTGGTTGATATACCTAGATAATCTGCCACTTCCTTCTTCGTAAGTTTGAAACTATCTAGTTCTGCCTGGCCTTTTAATATTGTCATTGTTGTACTCTTGTTACTGTTAATTAACTTATGTAAGGGTGGTGTAGTTAAGCACCAGAAGTTATATTTTACAGAGCTTTCAATCAAATTACAAAACATTATAGTCCTTTAAATATCCTCTCAACCATCTCAACCAACTCACCCCTTTTACAGAGCAGTAATAAATAATCTTTGGGGATTTGTTTTTCTTTGGTGGTAGTTTTATTTTGGAATTGCATGAGTTGTTTGATTAATCTTCTCCTTCTAACAATTCAAAGAAGTGTTCCATGTCCAGGATCACCACAGGCTTTTCTCTCTGACCTTTTAAGACTAGCAATGGTTCCATGTTGGTGTGTCTCTTGGCCTGTCTAAAGGCCTCATACAGTAATCTGTAAGACTTAACATTCTTTGTCTCAACAGAATAAGGAAATAGTTTCTTTGCTGTATTAGTTAGTAACTTAACATCAGCTCCATTCTCTCCTACTGTTGAAGTTCTAATATCCTTCTTCGTGAGTGATGGATATAATTTAACTATCCTGTCTCTTACAATATTCTGAAGATATCTGCCCTTCGCTTTTCTGGAGTTCTGTTTCATAGGCCAAAAGCTACTTTCTTCTCTGGGCCTAAACCTTCAGGATAAGTCTTGAGTTCCATATTGGGAGCTAACTCTGGCTTCATTGGATAAGGAATATCATTAGAAAAATCTGATAGGATTGCTTCTGGGGTTCTTATTCCTCTATACAGAATAATTCTCATCTTCCTTATACTCTCTACTTGGAACTGGTCATTGTGTGCAAGCTTTTCAGTTCCAGTCATAAGATTATCAAAAAGTTCTTCTGGGTTTCTGCCAGCATAATCGGAACGATACTTATGTTTTGATTCCTTACAGTCACTCTCAAGCTTCTTCTTAAGTGCTTCAACTTTTTCTGGCTCCAGTTTGATTGCTTCATGGTAATCTGGTTCCTCATTGTGGATGGCACTACAAATCTTCACATAGTCCAGGTAGATAGTTTCTATTTGTTTAGGAGTTAAATCTTTGTAACTCTTCCCAGGAATAGGACATCTACTGTCATCTAATAAATGAAACCTCTGTCTGACACCTTTTATACTTATCTGCCTGGTAGTATCTCCATTGTTCCATCTGCTGGAGTTGGTTGTTAAAAATTTATATAGTGCGTCATCTCCATAAGAAGGCCACTTAAATTGTTTAGTCTCATCTTTATCAGTAGTTCTTAAGGCTTCATTAAGCTCATCAAAGGTTATAATCCCAGCAAAACTACCACTAAATATCCTTCTATTTAGTAGGTCTGGTCTGGATAAATCGTGTTCCAAAATCTTCTGCATTGGATGTTTGGACTGCTCTATTAACTCTATTAGATCAGCAGTTTGTGGAGCTCTTTTCTTGAAGATTGTTATGTCTGGTATCTTTACTTCATTCTTAAAATAATTAATTAAGTAAGAAGCTCCTTCATCACTATCAACAAAATCCCAGGCTCTCTGGAAAGTTCCATTGTCTGTAATTTTTATTAACTCTTCTTCTGATCTATTGATCTTACAAAAGAAATATCTTCTGGACCCATTACTTACACCTAATACAGTTATGTCATTTGAGAATAACATGATGTTAGTAAAGTTGGCCAGCTTAACCATTGGCTTCCCTTTGAAGTTACATGAATAGATATCATCTGCTACAAAGTTCTTAAGTGAGTTGGTTCCTTCACTTTTACTTTTAAAATCTCCAAGTGATACTTCATTCAGTACTAAAACTTGAGTTCCAATTAAAAGAGTATTGTGTGTGTTGACAAGATGTTTGTAGTTAGCATTTTCATTTACATTAGCTTGACCAAGTATTCTTGAGATAATTCTAGCCAACAATCCTTTACCAGCTCCTTCTATCTCTGACACTAATACAATAGCCCACTTCATTTTGTCTCCTGGGTATTGGATGTTGTAGGCTATCCATTGCTCAATGATCTTCCACTTATCTAAACCTATAAGCCATATAAAAAGATCAATTAGAAATTTAACATCACCCTTCTTTGGAGATAAGTAATTAGGGATATAAATATTTAATACAGTTCCTTTGTCTATCAATGGAATAGTCCCAGGCTTTGTAATCTCTAGTAGTCCAGGTTTAAACTTTGCACTGGTTACAAAAGTTTCAGCTTTAGAAAACATTGGGTCATTCAATAGTTTTTCTGTGAGAGTTCCTTCTGCCACCTGGTGACTGTGCATATTATTTAATTGGGAAGAGTTGAAGAAATCTCCAGTACCAATTTTATTATACATATCATTTGCCATAATATAACAATAATCTTTAGCGATAGCTTTTACAGTTTGTTTAGTTTTCTTTTTGTCATCTCTCTTATTTATTTTTTCCCAAATCTTACTGTGTTCTTCTGGGTCATACTCTGTGTGGCTATCTAATATTCCTTCATAGGTAACTCCAGGTATATTTATTTGATCTGCTAAATCCCATCCATCAGGCAAGCCTTTAGGTAAAGTAACCATAGAGACATCATCTGAAATATCTTCTTCAATTAATATCTTTGCTACTTCATGCATTGCCAGAACACCTGGCTTATCATTATCTGGAAATAAGATTATTCTTTTATCTTTAAGTACTTCATAGGTAGTATGGCTCATAGCTTTAGAACCACCACTCCAAGTAACAACATTATATTCTTTGAATAATTTTTCAGCTTCAAGAACAGTCTTCTCACCTTCTACAATTATCACTGGCTTATGTAGGTCTAATCTATCTTCATGGAATAAAGGTCTATTCTTCTCCCAGGCATAACAAACCCAGGTAGCAGTAATTAAGTCATAAGAATAAGGGATTATTTTCTTTTTAGGGCTATCATTACCTTTGTCATATGGCTCATATCTTCTTATATAAAAACAATTTTCCTTCTTATGATTTCTATAATGATAGTAAGCATTTTCAGTTCCAGTCAACTCTTGCATGGCCCAGACAAAACTAGGATTACAATCCTTACCATTACTTGGAGCAATACCTAACTTAAGTTCTTTTTTTGCTTTCTCTTCTATGGGTTTTGATTTTTTATTTACTATGGATATATTTTTATTAACAATACTCATTAAGATATCCTCACTTCTTCACCACCTGGATATTTTTCCATGAGTTCTGCAAATATTTTTACAGACTGATACTCAAGATGTTTCTTAACTAAAACATGCAAGCAACCAGGGTGAACATCTGTGTTTCTTAATTCTATTCTTTGGATTAATGCTGTGATCTCATGGTCTATATAAATTGATATGTCATCTTCTCTATCATTTAGTAAACACTTCTTCTCATCACATTTATTTATTTTGTTGGATTTTAGTAATACCATTTGCTTCCTTTTCTAATTTGTACTGTCTCCAGTGTTTGATTTTGCCTTCAGCTCTCTTACGAGCCATATAGCTTTTAATATAAATTGCTCTTTTCACTTCTTTAGCCACCAACTTTAGGCAGTGTTGCTTTCGTTCTTTATTCCAAAATTCATTTTTCATTATTCATTATCCATTAGTTTTTTTTCTTTGGTGGTACTTTAAATTTATATGAGTGTTGAACCTTGCCACTCTCAAGTAACTTATGTTCCTGTTCAAACTCTGTGATGTTCTCTGGAAGTTGTTTAGTGTGCTTTGTAATATCTATGCCTTGATCTTCAGCAAACTTACCAAACATGTGAAGGCCATTATAAGCTCTAGTTACTTCTGCATGATCTTTAATTATATCTCTATTCTTTTTGATACAGTCTTTGTTCTTCTCTAGAATATCTTTGTGGACCTTCTCCCACATCTTCTTTGCTTTGAGATATTCCTTCTCTCTTTTTTTAGTTATCTTCTTCCACTCTTGGTCTCTGTCGTACCATTCCCCACAAGTACCTTCTAGAGTTTTAATGTTAACTTCTAACTTCTCAATTTTATTTCTTAAGATAAAAACTAGGGCATCATTTTTGGCTTCTTGGTTTTCAAAATCTTTATTAAACTTTTTTGTGTAACCTCTGGCTTCAATAATTAGAATTCTTAAATAGTTTCTTTGCCACCTTACCTCCTCACACACATTGTAGATAGTTCTCTGTTGAGTTCTTAAGATTTTCTCTAGTCCAATGAAGCCCTTTCTCATCTGCTCTTTGGTTGCAGTCTCTATATTAATCTTCCTGGCCAGGATGTTCTTGAAAGTCTTCTCATCTCTCTTAAACCAGGGAAGTAACTTTTTTTGTTTGAGAAATATTTTCTTAAGTGGTTTTTTTGGTAGTTTCATTTACAGTTTCTGTTGGGCCCTCAAAACTGCTCACCTTATCAATCATAACTTCTACTGCTTTAGCTCCACTTAAGTGTACTCCTGGGATTAACTCTTTGGTGAGATCAGTAAGCTTTTGATAGGTAGAGTTTTTAAGGCTAATTGATTTATATTTATGCCGATTAGTCATTAATTATCTCCTTTTATTGGGTCTTGGCTCTCTTCTTTCTCACCACTTGGTGTCTTTCTATTCCCCATAACATAATCCATATTTTCTTTAATATCGGATTTCAGCTTTACGAAGTCTTCTGATAACCCAGGTTTCATCCTAGTGTTTTCCTCTATGATATCTCTTAAGTCTCTCTCTGGAAGTCTTGGGTTAAATTCTTTTACTTGAGGTTTAATCACTGGAGTAATCACAGGAGTAACTACTGGCCTGTTTAATTGTGATTTATGTTTACCGATTAGTTTTAACTCGTCATCACCTACAAACTTTCTCATCTTTGGATTGTTGTAGTCTTTCATTATCATTCTTCTAGTGTCTTTTGCGTCCAGTCTTTCTTCTTTATTTTTTGGGTTTTTAGCCAGCTCCAGTTTCTGCTCCCAAAGATCAAGTCCTTTTTTAACTTCTGGATTACTCATGTATGTACTCTTGTCATATAGGTTTACTGGTTTAGGTCTTCCATACTTTTTATTTCTATTCAGTACAGAAATATTTTCTAACTTTGGAACACCATCACCAAATACATCCAGGGAATGTTCTAGGTGGCTTTTTGATATCAATGGTTTTAAATTACCTTTTTGATCTCTGCCTTCTCTGTTAAGGAACTGTTGCCATGTCTCTCCAGGGTTCATGCCTAAACGAACCTTTGTCTCATTATCCATCTGATCTACTGGAGTTGTTGATCTATCAACTATGTATCTTAATTGCTTTTTATCCATTTTTAACTTTAGTCATAACTTTTAACTTTTTATTTTTTTCATATTTAACTTTATGCTTTTTTAACTTCATATAGTTTTTTGATCATTCCACCATTTTTAGCACCGACAGATTTAAGTTCTTCTAAACTTAAGCTGTCCAGGTAAGAATTGAAATCACCTTTAAAGCCTTCTTGTTTAGCTTCCTCAAACATTTGTTTTAATGTTCCAGCAAGCTCTAACTCTATATGATGAAGTGGGTCCTTATCTGCTGTCATTGTTGATGAGACAGCTTCTAATTTCTTATCTATTGAATTTACACTTCCATTTTTTCTACTCATTGTGTTCTCCTGTTTTTGTCTGGGTTGTAATTAGGATTTTTTATTTTCCTAAATGGTTTATATTTCTCTCTCACAAGTATGTACTCTTCTGATTGTCTTGCTCTTTTTTCTAACTCAAGATCAACCCTAACTTTAGTTGCAACTTCATTATTGCTTTTGTGTTTGGATATGGTCATCAACAATAAACTCCTTTAATTTGTTAACTGTGTCTTCTGCTTCATCTCTATTTGGGTAAGGACAGTTTTGAGAATTGCCTGTAACAAGCTCATCTATTTGGCCAGACTGAATATATAAAGTACATCCTATTCCCATGCCTTTGTTGTAACCTTGAGCTTTGTAAGTAATCCACATTGAACTATCTTTCCAAATCTTAACTTCTTCACCTAAAGCTTTTCCTTTTCTGTCAAAGAATTTAGGTTTGAATTGAGAATGGATTTTAAAATCAACAGTCTCTCCATTGTCTATAAATGGTAGTGGAGCTTCCTTAAATTTAGTAGTCGCATGAGGTGTTGTTTTACCTTGCTCAACTATCTCTTTTCCAATGATCTTTTTGATATCTGCCATATGTTCTGTGGCTTCACTTTTTGGAACCTCGAGGACAACATGATATTTTTTAGCTCCAAATCCTTCGTCTGGGTCTGATAAAAAACTCCATTTAGCAGTGCCATATATTTGTTTGATATGCATTATTTAACCTCCGATTTCTTCATGTTTAAAACCACTGATCTTCTCTCACCCTGGATTACATAATTATAAAAATCATTAAATGGGCTTTCTGCTGAAACTTTCCATGCAACAACTGGGGTTTTTTTACAATCCTCAACTGCTTCAGCTACTGTATAATCCTCTTTGTCGGTCCAGTCTGCTACTCTCCAATTATATTTTTTGCTCATGATACTTTCCTTTTTTTTAGATTGTTTATGATTAACAAATGATCTCTTTGTTCATACTCGTTACGAACTGGACCATTTATTTTAGGAAGCAAATACTGATCGTGAAATATTGTTGGGCTCCAGATATAACTTCTAACTCCAGGTATCTTAATTTGACCTGGTATAGTTTTGCCTAAATCTTTTTCTTCTCTAACCCATCTCTCTAGGGTGTTACGAGTAATACCATGAACATCACACAGTTGTTGTGAATTACAATATTTAAAAGGATAGGTATATCTTTGATTAATATTCGTTTCCATAATGTGTAAACATTATGTTATTGCGTGAACTTTGTCAAGCAATAGATATCAGATTATTTGTCCCAGAGAATCTTATCTAAATGCTTCTGTGGAATATGTCTCTTTGTTCCTTCATATAAGTAATAACCCTCTTTGAAATAAGGTCTCACTCCTTTGTCTGCTATTAATTTATTAAGTAATTTCACTTCTTTGTCATGGTCAAATTCAAGGTCTGGGAAATAGCCACGAAAAAATTGTTCAAACTTTCTAGCACTTACCACACCTCTTACAGTATCAATTTTAGGTTTAAGATACATGCCTTTGTCTTCTTCTACTCTAGCCCAGATAAACATTGTAAGTCTCATCATTTTCCACTGAAACCTCATGTCAGTATCACCTTTTTTCTGATTAATAATTCTATAAGCTTCGCCAGGTGTGACTTGCATTTTTTTTAATTCATAAATAAGAAATTCCCAGTCTCTAGCACTATTACCTTTTATTTTAGGTACACTAGGACCTACCTTCATTATTTCAGTTATCTTTAATGATGTGTCTTTATCTTCTTTCTTGGGCATATGTATTCTCTATATAATTCCAAGGGATAGATCAATAACTTTAGGAGAATATTAATAAGATCATTATCTTGGTACAGCTTTCATCAATTTCTTTTGTAATTCCCACATTACAGTTGTGAATGGATAGTCTTTTGAAAAAGTTTCAATGTCATCAAAAACTTTGTGATGATATTTATTTAGATTAGAAACATCTTGCTTTTGCCACTCGTAATACTTCTTAATAAAATCTTCACCTTCATTCATTTTTGCATATTCCACCATATACTCATCAACACACTCTTGATAAAAAATCTCATAATTTTTAAGCTCTTCTCTTTTGTAGTCTATTGCCCAGTCAATTATTTTATCATTTAACATCGTAACATTTAGGGCTTTAGAGAATATAAAAATAGTTTCTAGGTGGAGTGGGTAGCTAATCTCATCAACTTTGTTATTCATTTTGGCTCTTAATTTTCCTATAGACATTAAATCTTTTGGATCATGGTTAATTTTAATCCATTCTTTTATTTTTATATCTCGTTTCTTTGTTTCAGCTATCGCCTTTGAAGGATCAATGAATAAGTGTGGATTATTATTGGCATAACTAATGAATTTAATATCAGAACAGTGAGATATAGCTTTACGATCTTTATCTTCTCTTGAACAACCAACAACAATTAAACCAATTATTAAAAAAGCTAAAATTTTAAACCTCGTTAAGTATCTTTTCATTAATTAAAAAGCTTTCTTTATTTTAATACAATAACCAGTGCTGATTATTATTTTCTTTTCCTCTTCGCTCTTCCCCCAAAATGTTTGTTCAGAACTATAACGACCTGTTAGTCTGTCAATTTGCATCATCTCTGAAACACCAGCATTGGATTTACCCAAAAGTATTTCTTTTTCTGAATACTTAACGACCTGCATATAAGTAGCCCCAACTTCAACTTTTTTGGTTTCAAGATTTATTACATAGATTGGTCTAAAGATTGACAAATCTGGATCATCATTTTTGCACTGAATAGTTATGATGTGATTATCAGCGTAAGCATTCACGCTGAACAGTAAGGAAAAAAAGATAAGATATAAGAATTTTTTCATTTAATAACTCCCATATCTTCTCCAAACGATATGATTTCTTTTTGAAACAAATCATTAAAATATTCATATGCTTTTTCTTTATCTTTTAATTCAAATTCTGTGTAATCAACAGAAGCAGTGCAAGAATAAACTCTTAAACATAAATTGGTATCAAGAAATTTATAAGCTTTAATGTGTTCTAGCTCATTAGAGTAAAGACTTACTTCTTTTTTATCTTTGTGCCAAAATTGAATTTTTATCTCTTGTGTGTGATAATTAATTTCGTCATATGTTAATTCAATTTCTAATTTTGATAGAAGACCCCTACTATTAAATAAAATACGAATTGCTTTTTGATTTTTGGTATGTTTTTTAAATAGTTTTTCTAATTTTATAAAATCATCAGCCAAGTGTTTTTCATAAACTTCCATACAAAAGTTTTGAATTGGCTTAAATAATTCTACTCGTTTTTCATATTCTAGTCTTTCTTCTTCTTCTTTTAATTTCTTTTTATTTTTTTTATCAGATAATTTTTTATCTAATTTGTCTATAAAGTCCATTAATGCAACACCCTATCCCAAACTTCAATTCTTATATACTGCCAACCTTCATCATATTGAATTTCTAAATCAAAATAATCATCTGGATCTAGGGTTCTACGAACTAAATCAATGTATTTATCTATTTTAGTATAAGACATTTTTCCTCTGAAAGTTTTCACAAAAGTTTTCATTTTTTTTCTTTTAATAGTGAAATCATTGCTCCAATAAATCCACCTGCTAACATCAAACCTATAATTCCACCAATACCATATCCTTCTGCTACACCCCAACCAAGTCCTATGCCTGCACCTGCTATGACTATTGATTTATAAAATGTTGACATAATTTTTATTATTACAATTAAGTAGGATTATAAAATTTATAATTTTTCTGTAAATATTTAGCAAGTCTTGTAGATTTTATTGATGTGTCATCAGATTGTGTTCTTAATACTATATTCTTATCTTCTTTCCTGAACTCCATTACAGCTTCAAAACCTGGAAAATTGAGTGAGTAACACCTAAAGGCAACTCCAAACATAGGCATCAAATGAAACGTAAAGTTTTCATCTTTTTTATATTGCCAGTTAAATTTATCACAATTTTTCATAGTAATTTTTTCATTTTTTTTAATCTTTTTCACTTCATAAGAGGGAGGTGTCCAAATTATCTCTTTATTTTTGAAATATTTTTCAAGATCACCTTCAACAAAATAATTTTTTTTCTTATAAATGAGATGTAATTTTTTTTTAATTTCTCTAAATCTATCTAAAATAAATTCAGCGTCAGGTAATGGATCATGCAACATTCCAAAGATCATATTATTAATGCAAAGCTTGATTTAAAATATTAACAATAACATAACGATGCTCATCATCACTCTCAACATCAAAATCTATTTGTGGATCGATATCTCCCTCAACAACATCTGCCATTAAAGTTATATAATCACCCAGTTCATTATCCGTTGCATAATAATCAAATGTTTTTTTAAAGGTTATCATTTTTAGATGAACCAAAAAAATTTAATTAGTTTTACCACAAGAAAAATACTACCAAAAATCAACAGGCCTTTAAATATATATTCAAATAACGTCTCTACAAGGTAATCAAAGCTAAAGTTATTATAAATGTATTTGATAGTTTTTCGAAATCCTGGCTTATCAATTTCTTTTTTTTTCATCAATGAAGTACTCTATCTACAACATTAACACTTATAAATTGATAATCTTCTTGAATATGCCATTCAATATAAAAATCATCATCAGGGTCTAATGCTGCTCTAGTTTTATCAACAAAATCATCAATTGCTTTGTAAGATATTTTTCCTTCAAAGTATTTTTCAATTTTTTTCATTTAATAGTTTTGGTTAGGAAATTTCTATAAAGATTTAAAGCATCATCTTTTAATTCAACTGGAAAGTTTTTTTCTTCTTTGGTTTCATTTTCATATTTTTTTCCAACTCTCCCGTAATTAATTGATAGAAATGGGTCTTCCTCTGGTTTTTTTTGTATATAGCCAAATCCTGTTGCATAATCATCATTATTTTTATAGGAAATATAACAATCAACAAACCATTCACCACTTATCATTTTTCCACCATCTTTCACTTTGGTCTTAACTTTATTGTTTGACCAATCAAATTCTTTTATTAATACACTAAAAATTTCTTCAAGTAGCTCTTGGGCTTTAGCACTTTTACCACCTAAAATTCCTTTTGCACTTTTGGGAAATTTGACACGCATTTTTTTTTCAACAGCTTCTGTTAAAACTTCTCTCTCATAGTCTGTTATTTTTGTACTATTATTAATATTATTAAAAAAATTTATAAGTTCAGTTTTAGAAAGTTCTTTTGTCTCGATATGATTTAGACTTTTCTGGGCTAGTTGAGATATTTCATTACCTTCGATATTTTTATCCATAATGTTTAATTTTTACCTCAAGATAGCATAGCCGTAATCTTTCATACATTTTTTAATAAACCCCTTTTCATCAGGTAAGATTGCTAATTTTCCAGTGTTTTGTTTAAATATATATCTGCAAGCATGTAGATCTTTCCAGTAATTTCCTGCAATATTTTCTCCAGTAGCAGGATCTTTAGAGGTTTCTGGATTGATTAAAGGTTTATAAGCACAACCAACTATCAGTGTGCTTAAAAATATAATAGTTAGAATATTTTTCATTTAAATAATACATCCACCAAAGGTTTTAATGATAAAAGTGATTTAACAATTACTTGATCAGCATCTTTATTATTGATCATGTTGTGCTTGGTAAAATAAAACTCCGCACCAAAGCCAATTTGCATATTTGAGTTTTTATTTTTAATAAATTCATAAATAATCTTTAACCATTCTTTCTGAATTTTTAATTCGGGTTTTAAAGTTGATGCAAACTCTTTAAATGCCGTTCTCATATCAAAATTAATTTCTCCATCATTAAAAGGTTTAGAGCTTTGCGTTAACCATCTTCTTTGATATGTGCCAATAGAAGGTCTAAAACCAGGATTATTACCAAAATTATTAAAATAATTTTTTGCAACATCATAAGTCATTTCTTCAAATTGATTAAATGTAAGTTTTTTAATTTTTTTTTTAAAACTTCCTCCCATTCCATTTGGAATTGTAATGGCTGCACTAGCTTTATTATGCCATAATGCAATTGTTCCATGTGGTTGGCTTGTAAATGAAGCTTTATCTTTTAATGAAGTGAATGTTAAATAATCCCAAAGTGCTCCTTCATCTTTAATACCTCTTTTTTGTTTTGCATCAATATGCATCCCAAGTTCACTTTTTAAAACATTATGACTTTTAATCTTTTTTATTAAGAGTTTTAATAATCTTTTACCTTCTAAATATGTATATTCATTTTCTTTATCAAAATGAATTCCATTGAATTCTGTTATTGAACCTTCTGTTAAATATTCGTCTTCTACCATTTTATTTTCAGCAACATTCAAATAATCTAATAATTTAAGAGACCAATTCGATTTGCTTTTTTCCTCATAAGCCCAATTATAAACTTCTTTCCAAGTAATGTGTATCCAGTTTTTTAAATTAATATTTGAGATAGGATCTTTCGTGATTGTTAGACCAAAAGTGTTATCAAAGCCTTTTCTTTTAACGGTTCGTTCATGTCTAATCAGTTGATCTTCAGTAAGCTCAAGGTTTATTTTACACTCTATAATTAAGCATTTTTCATCATTGTATATAACTCCATCGGGCAGACCTTTTTTGCCTCCTTCTAAATTTTGTAGAGATTTAAGACCTGGTAAAGTTTGTTGGTCAATTTTTAGTGAACCAACATCAGAAAAATAGTTATTACAAAACTTCTTTATAAAGCTAGACAGCAATTTTTTATCTTCATTTAAGCTAGATATTAAAGCATGAGTTAAACGGTTTTCTGGTTGAGAATATTGATCAAAGATGTTTCTCATAAATTAAAATTTTAAAATAGTTTGAACTTCATTTCTATAATTTTCTTTGCTCATGTATGTCGAATAGTGAGGAACTTTTTTTATATTATAGCTATCTTTTAAATTTCTAATCAGAACAGAATAAGCATCATTTCCAAATGCTATAATAGTTGGATTATTAGATTCTAAATCTTCTAATTCTTTTAAAAAACTATTTATGTTTTCTTTTTCAAATATTTTATTTTCTTTTAAATAACTCATCATTTTATTAGAAGCTTTTTCTGCAAAATCTTTAATAACATCTGTCATATATCCTCCCCAATATGGAGAGTTTTTAAACGCATATCTAATTTTATATGCTCCCCCAAGTGGGCCATGAAAATTTTCAAAAGGCTTATTAAGCTCATCTCTTTTAGATATATTTAATCCCACAAGAATAATATTAGGATTTAATTGTGATAAAATATTTTTATCTTCAAAAATACTTAAGTTGTCCATATTGCTTTTTGGCTTATCACCTTCTTCGGCCCAAATAGCCCAACTAGCATAATTTCCATACAACTTTTTTATTTTTTCAAAATGGATTTTGTCCATTTTATCTCAAGATTGAATAACCATAATCTTCCATGCATTTTTTAACAAATATCTTCTTGTCAGATATGCCAAGTTTCTTGACTGCCACACCAGTATTTTGTTCATGAATATATCTGCATGCATGCAAATCTTTCCAATAGTTACCTGCTATACTTTCCCCAGTAACTGGATCTTTAGAGGTTTCTGGATTGATTAAAGGTTTATAAGCACAACCAACAATTAAAAAACTTATAGATATAATCAAAAATATATTCTTCATAACTTAACCCTACCAATATTCAAATAAGGTGTCCAGTTGGTGGAATGAGGGTTAATCAATAGATTTTTTTAGCGAAGCAATTCTAGCTTCTACTTCTTTTAATGCTTTGTATATTTTATCTTTTTCTTGAGTATTTAATGATGTTCCACCTGGGCTATCAGGGTCTAAAGCTTTTTCAGTTACATCAGTCAATTTACCAATTCGGGAAACAATTTGCATAATGCTATGTGAGATAGAACTTTCTTTATTACTTTCACTTCTTTTTTTATCAATTACGTGAAGGAAGGTATTTAATAATGGAGTACCTTCATTTATCCTATCGAGAATAATATCTAATTTGACGGCATCTTCTAAATGGAGAACATTATCTTTATTGGATTGGTCTGAACATTTTCTAAAATGAGATAAGCTTTTTCCTGTTGCCGCCTTAACTTCTTCTTCTTTTAAATGTTTTAAACTATGAGCTAATGCTTGTTCAATGGTTCCAAAGTCTCTTACTACAGTCATAAAGTCCTTATTTTGCTTAATGAAAAATATAAATTCTATTTCATTATACCTATTAATTATTCTCATTTATACCTTCATTATTCATATCTTAAGAAATTAACCCTTGGTCGATCTCTCTCTTCCAGGGGTTTTTTTTAGTGAAAAATCTAATTTTTATTTCATTAAAACTCATCCCCTAAATTTAGTAATTTTATTGAAAAGGAGAAAATATGAAAAAAATAATAATAATAATGTTACTGTTACAAGCCTGTAGTTATAAGCCAGTTATAGATACTGCTGGAAAATCAGGAACTTTTAATACAGATCAAGCAAAAGAAATAACAAACGATATTCAACATTGTAAAACAATAGCTAAAGACAACTCTACTTTTGTCGGGAATATTGTTTATTGGTCTTTAAGTCCAACAATGGATACTAAAAAGGAATCGTTGATCAGAAAATGTCTAATTAACAGGGGACACAGTGTGTTAAACTAAAATGAAAAAAGAAGTTATTTATTTTGACGCTGGTGCATACGGACCCTTTGCAAAATGTGAGCTGATAAATGGTTATCTAGAATCAGACTATATGAATATGGATGAAGAGATGCCTGGTGAAATAAAAAAGGTAAAATTAGATGAATCTAAAATATTGTATTTTTGGAAAAGAATTGATGAATTAAATGTTTGGAATTGGAATAAAAGATATGAAGATGAAATGGCAATAACCGATGGATATACTTGGGAAGTAAAATTAAGAAATAGAGATGGAAGAGCAAAATATTCAACTGGATATGAAAAGTTTCCAAAAACGTTTAAAAAATTAATTAAAGAGTTAAATATACTGTTTGGAGTAAGTATTAAATTCTAAATTAAATTATGGTAAATTAAACTATGAATATTAAAAAGATTATTCAAAGTTCTAAATCCTGGAAAGATTTAAACAAGACTTTAGAGGGCTTTACTAAATCTAAACGTTCAAAACTTGCAGGAGATATTTTTGAGTATTTAACCAAACTCTATTTAGAGACAGCTCCTCATTATAAATCTAAATTAAGAAAAGTTTATTTACTTAATGAAGTACCAAATAATATTAAAAAGAAACTAAATTTACCTAATACGGATGAGGGTATTGATTTAATAGCCGAAACTTTTGATAAAGAATACTGGGCCATTCAATGCAAATATAGATCTGACCCTAATGAAACATTAACTGTTAAGGGAGACTTATCTACTTTTAACAATTTAGCTTTTACGTATTGTAAGAATATTACTCACGCAATTGTTTGTGCAACAGTTAACAAACCTCCAAAGAAGATAAAGTTATTAAAGAGTATTGGTTTTGAAACATTAGAAACTTGGCTTGCTTTAGATGATGGGGATTTATTTACTCAAATAAAAGCAAAAACTGTTGGTAAAGTTTATAAACCAACTATTTTAAAACCTAGGCCTCATCAAGTTGTTGCTATTAAGAAAACAATTGAACATTTTAAATCTAATGAACGAGGTAAAATTATTATGCCTTGTGGAACAGGTAAAAGTTTAACTGCATTTTGGATAGCAAAACAAATGGGAGTTAAGTCAATATTAGTTGCCGTTCCAAGTTTAGCCCTACTTCAACAAACTTTAAAAGTTTGGACTAGAGAGTTTTTAATCAATGGAATTGAACCTGAATGGTTTTGTGTATGTAGTGATGGAACCGTAAAAGATGAACAAGATGACTATGTAACTGATACTGCTGATCTTGGTATTAAAGTTGATACGGATCCAAGTTTAATTAAACAATTTCTAAAGAAAAAGACATCAAAGATAAAAGTAGTCTTCACTACTTACCAATCTGGAAGAGCCACAGCAAAGGGATCAAAAGGATTTACGTATGACCTTGGTATAATGGATGAAGCTCATAAGACAGTTGGATCTAAAACTAAAGAGATGGCTCATCTACTGCATCAAAAATATGTGAAGATTAAAAAACGTATCTTTATGACTGCAACAGAGAGATTATTTAGAGGGGATAGCGATGAGTTTATGTCAATGGATGATCCTAGAGATTATGGAGATTTAATGTATGAGTTAAGCTTTAAGGATGCAATTAATTCAAAGCCACCTATTATTTCTGACTATAAAATAATCACTTTTGGAATAACAACACCAGAGATACAGGAAATATATGAATCTAATAAATACCTAGAGGTTAAGAAGGTATTAAAAGATATTACAGCAAGAGAGTTTGCAACAGCTATTGCATTAAGAAAAGCAATTAAGAAACTAAAAATTAAGAACGCTATATCATTTCATAGATCAATAAGAAGAGCTGATAACTTTAGAGTACAGCAAGATCTAATTACAAAGATTTTTCCATCATATGGAAAGCTTAAATCCTTCCACGTTCGAGGAGATATGCCAACATCGGATAGAGCAATTCAAATGAGAAATTTTGCTGAAGGTGAAGGGTTAATGACTAATGCTAGGTGTTTAACAGAAGGTGTGGATTTACCCGCAATTGATTGTGTAGTTTTCACTGATCCAAAGAGAAGTAAGGTTGATATTGTTCAAGCTGCTGGACGTGCGCTTCGTTTATCTAAAGGAAAAAAATTTGGTTACATACTAATTCCAATATTTATTCCAGATGGAGCTGATTTTAATGAAGCTGCTGAAGAACAAGGGTTTGATGATATTGCATTGACCGTTAGGGCTTTAGCAACAACAGACACAAGAATTACTGAATATTTAAGAGTAATAGCAGAAGGTAAAAAACCTAAAGGTGGATCTCCAGTTGATGGAATAACTTCAGTAAATAGTCTTTATAAAATTGAAGCAGAGGAATTTGATAAAGCTATTAAATTAAAGGTTTGGGATAAGGTTGCTGTTGTTAACTTCAGAAAATATGAGGACGCAAAAAAATATGTTCAACAAAAAAAAATATATTATTTAAAAGATTTCAGAAAACTCAAAATTCAAAACAAAATTCCAAAAGATATTCCTTATAATCCTAATCAAGTTTATATAGATAAGTGGGTAGATTGGGGAAATTTTCTTGGAACAGGAAGAGTTCATAATAAAAATAAAAAATTCATCTCATATAAAGAAGTTAAAAAATTAGTTAGATCTCATAATATTAAAATTTCAGCTGATTATTATAGTTTTTATAAATCTTATGAAAATAAGCATTTAATTCCTGCGATTCCAAACAGATCATATAAAAACAAGGGTTGGAAAAACTGGATTGATTTTTTGGGCACTAATAGAGGTGTGTCAAGTGAATATCTAAATTACACTGATGCTAGGAAGATTGCAAAAAAATTAAAATGTAAATCACTTTCAGAATACATAATAATTGGAAAAAAAAATAAACTTCCTTATGGTTTACCCAAGTACCCTGGCAAAAGAGTTTATGGTAAAGACTGGGTATCACTTGGTGATTTTTTAGGAACTGGAAGAATTGCCGACCAATACAAAAAAGATATATTTGTTAAATTCAATGAAGCTAAAAAAATCATAAAAAAATTTAAACTAAATAGATATGTAGATTTTTTAAATTTAATCCAATTTAAAAAAAAACCAAACACCATTCCTTCCAGTCCACAAACTTATTATATCAAACAATGGAAAGGTTGGCCTGATTTTTTAGGCAAGAAAAAGTAATTATTTACTCCGTTTCTCAATGCAGGCTAAATGACTAGATTGTTTATTTGATATCTAGGATTTATGCAGTTCTTTTGTGTTTAGCAAAGTCAAATAATGTGGCTACCTTATCGGCATCTTTTTGAATAACTTCTTTGTGAGATTTATAATAATATCTATCTAGTGTATCTTCATTTAAGTGACCAGTTAATCTAATCATATGTTCTGAAGATAGATCAGCTTCATCTTTACCAATCGTTGAGTATGTTTTTCTAAACATATTTTGTGTACCTTTTATGCCAGCAAGTTTTCTAATATCTTCCCAGCAGTGATGAACAGTCTTCATTTTAGTCATCTCTGTATTGATAAAATTCATGTCATGTCTCATCTTTTTGGGCCATCTAAATCCAGGGAATATCCAAGGGACATCTTTAATCTTCTCAAATCTAGGGTCTGTTTTTAATCTTTGTAAGTTCTCTAATATCATTGCCACTGGTTCTGTAATTGTTATGAATTGATCTACTTGTCTAATCTTATGAGTATGAGCTGGTAGGTGTATTTGTCTATTTGCATAATCAATATATTGTTCTTGGATTTTCATTAGCTCTGGTTTTCTTCTCCCAGTAAACATTTCCATCTGAATTAACTGTACTTGAAAAGGATATTGTTCCTCAAGTTCTCTGCTGGCCTTATAAATCTTTTCTAGTTCTGGCAATTTAAAAGAGCTATCTGACCCTGGAGTTCTTTGTGTAATTACAGGCTTTTTGTTGGGAACTTCAAGAACAGGATTTTGTCCAGGCTTATCACCTAATAATCCAGTGTCTTTAGCAAAGGTCCACAACACTTTGAGTGAATACAATATCTGAATTTTAGTTCCATATCCTGCGAACCCAGAAACAAATCTTTTAATAGCTCCAACATTAAAGTCCTCCATAAGAAGTTTACCAAATTGGTCATCATCATATAACGATCTGTAACCATTAGGATTTCTAGTTTTGGATTTCTCTAATAGAAAATGTTTAGGGTCTCCTGGTGGAAATTTCTTAAACAATCCTCCCCAACCATCAACTACTTTTGCTTTTTTATTTCTTCTTGAATATGTTTTATTCACTCTGAATTCAACATAACCAGAGCCATCATTGTGATCTCTATATCTTAAGTGAGCAGTTCTCCAGCTATAACCAATAAGAACACGAACAACATTAGCAATAGTTTTAGCAGTTAAAGTACCACCCATTTTCTGCCTAGGAAATCCAGCTATACAAAGCAGTTCTATTGTTTCTCTTACTGTTTTTTTCTGGCTATCTTTGAACTGTGATTTAGTTATTTTAGTTTCTTCATCAATCTTTGTAAGCTTTGGGTCTATTATCCATAGGCCTTTGTCGTTTGTGTGTTTGTCGTGGATATCAAATAGTTTAACACTAACTTCTTTGACACCAAATCCAGGTCCATAAGTTCCTAGTGTGTAGGGTCTATATTTATTCTGAAACCAGTATCTTAATATAAAGTATTTTGATTTAGTTGCTTTAGACATCTGAAGTGTTAGGCCCTTAAGATGTGACTTAAGAGGAACATTGAAGGGAATAGTTTTGTGTCGTAGATTACCAAAGGTAGGTAAATAATTATCAATGGCTTTATTATTGAACTGTAAAGTCTTTCTTTGTTTAGGTAATATTGCAAAAGAAAAGTTAGTATCTCTTTTGTTGGCAGTTCCCTTACTCGGAATTGTTGGTGGTTTGTCTATAAGTTTCTTCATTAGTAATACCCAATCACTACAACAACTTTTTTAAAAAGACAAAATAAACAAATGACTTTTAGGTTAACGAAGGGTAACGAAGTCTAGGTAGTTTTTACTATTACAATCTGTGTCAAAGAGAAGTTTGGCAACTCATATAAAGATATTCCTGATGAAAAGTTTCAAGAAGTTGTTGATTACATTAACTTTTTGAAAGAGAACCCAAGTTAAGCAAGAGAACATTTTGTTCTCACTTGGAAAATAGTCTAGTTATAGTCTAGTCTGTCCCAGATAATCCTATAACCCAGAACCACGATCCCTAAAAGTTTTTTCATTTATTTAGAATTATATCTAGCACAAATTTTGTTACCTTCTGGATCACGGACATAAGCGTAATAATTGCCATCAGTTCTTATTCCTGGTAATCCTTCATTAACGCCACCATTTTCTAATGCAATAGCATGGAAGCTATCAACTGCTTTAGTTGAATCAACCATAAATGAAATCATTGTGCCATTACCATAAGTAGCTGCTTCTTTATTATGGGGCTTTGTTACATAAAACTCTATTTGTTCAGGGCTATTATTTTGGGCATAACAAATATATTTATCTGTAGTTTT